CGACGATCAGCATAGGCCAGACCGTGACCATTACGGCAGGCAGTATTACTCACTCATCCTGACCGATGACACAGCAAATCATCAACATCGGCTCTGCCGCTAATGACGGCACCGGCGATCCGCTGCGGACATCGTTTGTCAAGACAAATGCCAACTTCACTGAATTATATGCCTACGCCGCGCCGCTGGACGCGCTGGCCTACAACGGTATGCAGATCAACGGCTCGATGGATGTCAGTCAAGAGAAAGCTGCCAGCGGGACTACCGTTAACGGTAGTTATCCTTGCGATAACTGGAGGCTGTATTTAGTCGGCACGATGGCGATCACTGCTGCGCAGACGTCGTATATTGTTGCGGGATTTGCTCGCTCATTGGGTCTGAGTGTTCAAACGCCAGAAGTCTCGCTCGGCGCTTCCGATGTGGCACAAATCTATCAATCCATCGAAGGCTATCGCGTTGCCCGGCTAGCGTGGGGCACTGCAAATGCGCAGCCGATTACACTGGGCTTCTGGACGAGCCACCACAGGCCGGGCCTTTACAGCGGCACTATTCTCAACAGCGCCGGCAATCGTTGCTATGCCTTTACCTATACGCAGAGTGCTGCTGACGTAAGTCAGTACAATGTCGTCACCATTCCGGGCGACACAGCAGGCGTCTGGGCTACCGACAACACGGTTGGAATGAATGTTGTTTTTGCGCTGGCGGCAGGCTCTAGCGCAACGGCACCATCGGCAAATACTTGGTTGGCAGCAAACTATTCCGCTGCGCCAGGACAGGTGAATGCGGTTGCTGCGACATCCGACGCCTTCCGCATCACCGGCGTCGTCGTCCTACCCGGCATCGAGGCGCCATCCGCCGCGCGCTCGGCATTCATCATGCGGCCGTTCGATCAGGAATTGGTGACGTGCAAGCGGTACTGGGAAAGTTCATGGAATTATGGGGTGATTCCGGGTGGTTGGACGGCAGGGCTTGACCAGCTTGTGTTTGCCCACTCTTCGGGTTCGTTTAGTCAGGTCGTCCCGTATGTTCAGAAGCGAGCGGTTCCAACTGTCACGATTTTTGACAATGTAGGCGCCGCCAATAAGGTGGCATATTACGCTGCTGGGTGGGCGTCGGGCGGTGCTATATCTGGCGGCGCATTCGCGAAAGACAAATTCGCGTTTGTACAGCATGGAATAGCCGGCTCGATTTTCACTAACTTCGCGTATACCGCAGACGCGAGACTATGAACCATGTCCGAATATCAACTCACTGCGACTGACGTCATCATCCGCACCGCAGATGGCGCGTGCATTCCCAACGATCCAGCCAATCGCGACCGCGCCGAGTACGAGCAATGGCTTGCTGATGGCGGCGTGCCCGATCCCTACGTGCCGCCCGAGCCGGTGCCGCCCGAGCCCGCGCCGGAAACGTCCGTGCTCTACGACCATGAGAACCGACTGCGCGCGATCGAGGGCGCGCCGCCGCTGACGCTCAAGGAATTTATTGCGAAGACCCTGACCTCGGCAACGATCACGCTGACATGACCACCATCGGCACGCTAGTTGCGTTCGAAGCATCGGTCTTTGCACCGACCGTTGACGCTACTGCACCGACTGTCGATGCCAGCACGCCGACCGTCGACGCACTCAACGAAGGTGACGTTGCATCGTTTGTTGGTGCGGTCGCTGCTACGGCCTGGACCGGCGTGCTGGCTGCGACCGAGTCCGCAGATATTGGGTCATTTGCCGCGACAGTCGTAACGCTCGGCTCGCTCGCCGCAACGGAAGGGGCCGATGTATTTGCGGCAACCGGTACCGTTGCGTCGGCCGGCGAGATCATCGGTTCGATCGAGGCCGGCGAGGGCGGGGATACCGCGGCGTTCGCCGGTGTCGTGCCGGTCCCGGTGGTCGTTGTGGTCGGCGGCGGCGGCTACTATCCGCCCGAGCGGCCGCTCCCGGTCGAGGGCTCCGGCTACGGCATCCTGCCGCGGCTCGAGGGCGAGGCGCATGGGGTTGTGGTTGGCGCCCGCGCCGCTATGCCGGTTCGGATCGCGCCTTGTCCCGAATCGGCCGGCATTGGTGCGGCGCGGTTGTCAATCAAGGCGGTGGCAACCGGCAATCATGGCCGGATCGGCGCCGGGATTGTGCTGCTCCGAGCCGGCGCTACGGGCTCGGGCGTCGTCGGTACGCACGGCAAAGGATCAGGCATGATCGTTAATCTCGTGGGCACTGGTTCCGGGCAACATGACGACGACGAAGCCGCCGCTATCGCATGGATGTTGGCAGCATGAGCACTCCTGGCCCCCTGGGATATTCGCTGCTCGACGGGCTCAGCACTTGCCTTGCGGTCGCGCAGCGCGCGCTCCTCGAGGTGCGGACGCTCGCACGAATTCCAGGGCCAGAGGGCAAGCGCGGGCCGACCGGTGAGCGCGGGGAAGCCGGCAAAACCGGACCGGCAGGGCCGGCGGGACGAGCCGGCATCGACGGCAAGGACGGTGAGCCTGGCCCACAGGGCAAGCCTGGGGCGCTGCCGGTGGCGCGCGACTGGACACCCGGCGTCGTCCACTACGCGGGCACCGTCGTCGCCCATGCCGGCGGCGCCTACCAGGCCACCCGCGATACCGGACAAGCGCCGGGTCACGCGGACTGGATCTGCCTGGCGCGGCCGGGCCGCGATGCTGGTATGCCAATGGTGCGCGGCACCTTCGCCGAGGGCGAAACCTATGCGGCGCTCGACATCGTCGCGCTCGGCGGCTCGAGCTTTATCGCGCGCCGCGATGGGCCAGGAGCCTGTCCGGGCGAGGGCTGGCAGCTCATCGCCTCGGCCGGCAAGCCCGGCAAGCCCGGACCAAAGGGCGATGACGGCGCGCGCGGCGAACGTGGTTCCACCGGGCCAACCATCATCGGATGGCGCATCGACCGCGAGGCCTACACGGCGCAGCCGGTGATGTCCGATAACAGCAAGGCGCCGATGCTGGAGTTGCGCGCGCTATTCGAACAGTTTCACGAGGCGCGCTGATGGCCGATATCTGGGTCAAGGTGCTGACGCCGGCCGACAGCTATGCGCTCGTCACGCTGGATGAAGTCAAGAGCATCCTTGGCCTGCCGCCGGCCAATACCAGCGAAGACACGCAACTGCAAATGTGGATCGACCAGTACAGCGATGTCATCGCGACGATGTGCCAGCGCGTGTTCGCCTACGAGCAGGTCGCCGAAACCTGGCGCGGCGACGGGACGTCGTTCGACAGTCCGCGCCTGTTTCTGTCACACTATCCGGTCGCCGACGCCGATGTCGTCTCGGTGGAGTCGCCGCGGGGAAATGTCCTCGACCCGGCGAGTTACGAGCTCGAGCCACAATCCGGCAAGATGCGCATCGACGGCGCTTGGACCGATCCGGTCACCGTGACCTATAGCGGCGGTTATCTGCTGCCCGACGCCGCGCCGCCGGCACTCAAGGCGGCGACCATGCTATTGATCCAGGCGGCGCGGATGCAGCAGCGCTTGAACGCCACCGGCGGCGTCCGATTGGTCCGGCATGGCGACACGATGGTGCAATATTACGATCCGCTGCAGGTGCTCGGTAAGGCCGCACCCACTGCGCCATTGCAGGCGGCAACCGATACGGTTACCGGCTTGCTTAGTGCCTACATGCGCATTTTTGTATGATCGTCGTGCCTAGATGAAAGAGGCGTGGTGTCATGACCATCGACTGCAGCGAGCTGCTCTACGACCCGGTCTATGCGGTGATCGGCGTGCCGGCGGTGCTGAGCGTGGCAGGGAGCGATGGCGCCGAGGTAGCGATCACCGTGATCGACGACACGCGGCCCAACGTGCTGCCGATCGCAGCCGGGGGCGGCACGCCGGCGGACGTGCGCAGCGTCGGCCCTGGCGCCTTTGCCCGCATTCCCGAGCTCGCCGAAAAGGGCATAGCGCGCACCAACTATGCCGATGCGGTGCTGGCCTTCAACGGCCGGACCTGGATCGTTCGTTCGTGGGAACTGCGTGGCAGCCCGAACGGCGAGGATATGGGCGAGGTTAGATTCGCATTGAAAGCCGACTCCGTTGGTTGACGTTCGCGAGGACATCCTGGCCCGGTTGCTCGTGGTGGTGGCGAGTATTCCGAATATTAAATTTGCCCAGCGCAACAATATCGAGATCCCGGAGGACCAATTGCCGGCGGCGCTGGTGTTCGACGGCGACGAGGAAACCGATGATGCGTCCGACTTGTCGATGCGGCCCGCCAACCGGCCGACCATGGTTCGCATGCACCCGGAAATCTTCATCGTACAGCAGGCCGACGAGGTTGGTTCCGATCTGACCACCTTGCGGCGGGAGCTGCTCAAGCGGGTGACGACCGACTCCGTGCTCAACGAGCAGATCGTCAAGACCGGACGGAATGGCAACGGCGCAATCCGCTATCTCGGCTGCCAGACCGACCTCGGCTGGGGCCGCTCGCTACAGGGGGCGCTGCGCGCTGAGTTCATGTTCAAGTACGCACTCAAAATAGAGGATCTATGAGCCATGCCAACGTCGTCACCGAATGTTCAGAACTATCACATTGGCAAAGGCATCGTCAGTTTCAAGGAAACCGGCGGCACCGCCTATGTTGACCTCGGCAACGCGCCTAAGTTCATCTACACGCCGGCGGTCACCAAAAAGGAACACCGCTCGTCGCGTGAAGGCATCCTAACAAAAGATTTTACGGCCATCACGCAGATCGGCGCGACGATAAAAGTTACGCTCGACGAGATCACCGCGGAGAACCTCGCCATGTTCGCGCTTGCTACGATGGATACCACGACGCCGGACGTGGTCACCTTGTCGGGCCTGTCGAAGGCCGAGTTCATCGGCGACATTAAGGTGGTTGGCACCAACGACATCGGCCAACAGGTCGACTTCGACGCCACGGTCTCGTTCATCCCGTCCGGAGATTTCAGCTTTATCACCGACGCCGACGACTTCACGGTGATCGAACTCGAGGCCGAGGTGATGAAGGGCGCGGCCGGCGACTTCGGCGTCTGGACCATCCGCGACGGCGTACCGCCTGCGGGACCGTGAGGGAGATCGGCATGGCAGATTTATTGGACATCGCACCGTCGACCGCGATCGAGGTGGTCAAGATCGACGGCAACAGGATCATCGTGCGCGGCCTGCACGGTGATGCCATCGCGGCGATCGTGGCGCGCTTTCCCGAACTCGCCACACTGCTCGGCGGCATGGGTAGTGATATCGGGTCGCGGCTGATCGAGCGGTTCGGCAATGCAATCGGCCCAATCATCGCGGCCGGCTGCGGGCATCCCGGCGAGGAAAAATACGAGCAGCACGCCGCCACGCTGCTGGTGGAATATCAATTGAGATTATTAAAAGCTATTATCGGGTTGACATTCCCAAACGGAATAGCCGCCTTCGTCGAGGCGCTGACCAGCGTCATCGGCGCAACGGACGAGGCGGCAAAGACAGTCAAGGTCCGCTTACGGAAATCGCCATCGCCATCACAGCCCTTATCCGGCGCGGCTTCCCGCCCGCCTTTGCAATGACGCTGACGCCGCGGCAGATCGCGGCCTATCTCGAATTCAGTGACCAGCTAGATCGCATCGAGCACGCCGACGCGCTGACGATCGCCGCGCTTGGTGCGCAGGGCGAGGGCCAGGATATCAAGAAGACGATCAAGGAATGGGGCGGGTGACTGAAAATGCCCGCTAAATTCAAGGTCAAGGTGGCCTCGCCCGCCTGGATCAAGATGATCCGCGAAAAGGAGCGGCCGGTGGCCACGGCTGCGGTTGCTGCATTGCGCGAGACCGCCTCGGAGGCGGTTGACGAGGGACGCCTAGACATCGCAGCGGCGGGGCCGGGATTTAGACATGCCCAATGGGTCTCGGGTTTGCGCTTTCGGATGGTGGGGGCGACCAAGGGCGGCGAGCCATCGCTGGACGCCAAGGCTGTTATTTCGCATCGGTACGGCATCGCTGGCGTGTTCGAGTTTGGCGCGACCATCCACGGCAAGCCGCTGCTGTGGATACCGACCAAGCAAGGTGCGCCGTCGCCCAGCAAGTCGGGGAAAAAACTGGTGTCGGCCACCGTTGGCGGCAAGCCGATGTTGTTCGATGCCAGTGACCACGACCCTCATCGCAAACCACTCTACATAGGGGTTCATTCGGTCACCATCCCGAAGAAATTTCACGTTATCGAGATTGTCAAGCAACACGCCGCGCAAATCGAGCAGGCGTTCATCAAGAACTTCAAGGACGACATCTAGGACGCCATGCCAAAACTGTCGGTAGAAATTCAACTCGACGGCGCGAAGGAAATAGAGCAGCAACTTGCTGGGATCAGCAAGGCCGGCCAGCAGTGCTTTGCCGATATCAGCAAGGCGGCCGAGCAGGCCGGCGGCTTTGCCAAGCTCGATCCGGCGGTGATCGAGCAAAAATTCAAGCAGCTCGGCGTCGTCGTGCCGGCTGAAATGGCCAAGATCAAAGCAGCCCTGCAATCCTCTGCAACCTTGGAAGCCACCGTCCTCGGCGTCGCAAATTTGGAGAGGGGCTTTAAGAACACCACCATTGCGGCAAGGTCGGCGACGGGTGCATTAGGCCTGACCAGGGGCGAGGTTGGTGCGCTGGGTAAGGCTCTGCGCGCAGTCGATCTAGGCGGTTTTGGCAGGGACCTTGCCCTAGCGAGCCGCGTCGGCGGTGCTTTTGGCCCGGTAGCAATAGGCATTACTGCGGTCGGCGTCGCCATTGTGAGCGCGGCTGCCGCTTTGATCAAGTTTGCTACAGAAGCAAGCGCGACCGAAAAATCTCTCACTCAATTACAGAAGGTTAGTGGCGTATCGTTTCAAAACCTATCGTCTTTGCAACAAGTGTTTGCAGGCGGTGGAACATCGGCAGCCAAATTCGCGGAGGAATTTGGCAATCTATCGGAGAAGATCGCGGCGGCTGGACAACAGAAGGCCATGCGCGATGCCGGCCAGGCTACGGTGGACTGGGCCAATCAAATCGATCAAGTAAGGCGTAAATTTCAGCTCCTTGCCGATGGCACTCGCGAAACATTTTCGCCGCTGACCACCCTGGATACCAAGGTCAAGGCAGTGCTGGAGACGCTTTCCAAGGCGCCGCCAACGGATCAATGGTCAAGGCTTGCCAACATCTTCCAAAATCTCGGCAGCGAACTGGAGCGAGTGCAGCTCGGCAAGGCGCTTGGTCTATCGCCAGAAACGATAGCGACGTTGAGCCAAGGCGGCCGGGCGCTCGCTCAATTGCAGACGCAGGCCGCACAACTTGGCTTGACGCTCACGAGCAGCAACCAGACGGCACTGCAGCAAATGTCGCAGCAGTGGAGTGAGTTCACCGGCCTGTTGTCTGCATTCTTTCAAAAAATTGGCGCGTTGGCGGCGCCGGCCTTCGGCCAGATGTTGGGCAGTTTCACCCTGGTGATGCAGCAGATTGTTTCTGATTTCCAGAACCTGCCGCTAGACCAAGCAATCGCCAATATCGGCCAACGGCTCGCCCCGGCTTTCGACGCGATCGGCAGCATTTTAATGCCGATCATAATCTCAATAGGGACCGCGCTAGGGGAAGCGCTCGGGAGGGCTTTTGTGAGTTCAGTAACGAACTCTATAACCGAGGGGCTGCAAAATATAGCAAATAAATGGGGGTTCGGCGGCGGTTCGTCATCGTCGAGCGGCGGCAGCGGTGGTGGTTTCGCGGCTGGTGGACTGCTCGGCGGGCGTGGCAGCGGCACCTCGGACTCAAATCTTGCCTGGGTCTCGCGCGGCGAATATATCGTGCCGGCTCGGGCAGTGGCGCAGCCGGGTGTGCTGGCGTTCCTCGAAGCACTGCGGCTCGGCATGGGCCATTTCGCGCTCGGCGGCATGGTGCGCGGGCCGCTCGGCCTGCCGTCATTTGCCGGCGGCGGCATGAACAACGTCACCATCGCGTTTCCGGGCCTACCCGAGATCGCCGGCCTGCGCGCCTCGTCGGGCGTGGTCGATGAATTGCACAGGGCCGCGGCCATGGCGCAAGTGCGCTCGGGTGGCCGCAAGCCGAGCCGGTTTTCCTAATGCCCGCTTATACCCTGCTGGCGATCGACGGCATCGATTTCAGTCAGTACGCAGTGCGCGGCATCACCATGACGCTGGCGCCGATCGACCAGGCAAAAAACGTAGCACGCGATTGCCGCGGCGCCCTGGCGGACATCTCGCTCGTACAATTCCGGCAGTATAAGGTAACGATCACCTGTACGGATCACGAGGTGCCGGAGCTCACCGATGTTTGGCCTGGGATGGACATCACCATCACCTGCATTCCCGGTCTCGGCGCCGCCAATACGACCGGCGATGTGCTCACCATTCTCGCCAAGGTGACGTCCTGGAACACTTCGCGCGACGAGTGGGCGGCCGAAGTAGCGTGGCAGCTTGAAGCGGAGCAACGAGCCTGATGCCGGCCGGGGCGCCCTATTTTGCCTGGATCGATCCGAGCGAGACGGTGTTCGGGGCCGAGCATCTGCGCTGGGACGAAGATGTCTTTTCGTTCACCTTGCAACAGGCCGAGGGCGATCCGGCGAGCCTCACCATTGTCGTGCGCCGGCCGCGCAACGACGCCGGCGCTGCGATCGGGTTGCTCGGCCCTGGCCGCAAGATCTGGGCGTGGTTCGCGCTCGACTGCGGGCCGGACCTGATTAGATTCCGCGGCCGGCTCGTCGGTGTCCCGACCAGCATATTCGAGGAACTGGTGACGCTTGAATTCGTCGCGCGGCCGATCGACCTCGTGCCTCAAAAGGCCGCGCTCGCGGATTCACTGCGCGTGCTGCCGTACTACGATGAGGTGGTGATCGATCCAACGCGGCGCACCGATCCCGAAGTCGTGCTCGAGGGTTACAGCAAGCTTTGGCATTACGATCGGGAGACCCACGTCCTGACTGTGTCGGACGAGATCACCGGCGAGGATGGCCTCGTCGAATTCGATGGCGCCAGCGTGCTCTATGACGGCCTCGGCCTAACGCTCACCAGCGGCCCGCTGGCGCGCGTCGATATCAGCGCCGAATACACCTGGACACAATTGGCGCAAGGATACATTGATCTAACCCGCTACATAATCGGAGGTTGGCCGGGCGCGTATGGAGGCTATATCACGTCATACACCATGACGGCCGAAAACTGGCCGAAGCCGGGGGCCAACATAGGCGATGGTTGGATCGTTGCCGACGCTACCGCCGCCCCGCTATTTAATAACCAGGTCAGTAGCGTCACCGTGGGCAGCAACTTGACGGTGACATTTCCCGATACTTCCTGGTTCGGCCCTTCGAGTCACACCACGGTGTTCAGCGAGACGAGGAGCTATACCGATGCCCCGATCGGCTTGGGTTTTCCCGAACTGGTGACCGCCGATACCATCAATGTCGGGAAAAACTCGATGAGCCGCAACTATTCGGCCACGGCGGCTTTTTTGCCGTTGAACTATACCGCGGTCACCCTGACGGCAACATATTCGGCAAACCGGCAATGCACCGAGGTCGTGTCGTTCTCTCTCTATGCCGATGTGCAGCACGTCTTGACCGATCCAGAGGATGGCGAGGCGCTGATCATCAACGATATCAAATCGGTAAACCTGAGCGAAATGATTGATGGCTACGTGCCGATTGGCAATCCACAGCGGCGGTCTTATATCGCGACTGCGCGCGGCAATCAGAGCCTCGAGCATCTGATTGCGTTGGCGCGGGCGCATCTGTTGCAACGCGCACGGGTCGTCGAAATCGCGTTCGCCCCTACACTGTCGCGCATGCCGGAAATCACGCTGCGCAAGAACGCTTTTCTGATCGAGTCGCGTGTTGGCGAGGCGCTAGGCAAGATCATCGGATATTCGCTGGCATTGGATGGCTCGGATGGTCGAATCAAATGCGAGGTTCGCATCGGCTGCGCAATCGGTCGCGGCGGCTCGGCCATCGCGTTCGGTGGCACGCCGACTTATTGCAGCATCGACTACACTGGTGCCGATTATCAGCAGTTTACCGGCCGAACAGTGCTTTTCGATTCCTCGGTCGGCTATCAGCCGCCGAACGCCAATCCGAACGACGACGGAATCGAGTTCCTCTCCAAACTCCGCGCGAAGGATGTAATCGAGAGCGGGATTGTCGTCGAATTTCCGGCCGCGGAGCAAGAGGGTATTTTGTTTCAAGCCGGCGAATTCGCCTCGATTCCGGTCAGCGGCGCAGACATTGAAGAGATGAAGAAGATTCCTGCCGCGCGGTCCCAGGCCATCAGCAACGCAATGAAAGATTGCGAGACCCGCGTGACCTTCAAGCTAAAAGCCTTGTCGGGGCAGTTTACGACCGACTACCAAGCGCAAGTTACCGATCTGCATATTCCAACTGGTTATAACCTGGAGGCAACATAAATGGCTGGTTTCGAGGTTGTCGTTCGGCCGGTCGTGTTTCCCAATATCCGGCCATCCGTTGCGAGACCACTGGCGCCGTCGGACAATCCCAATGCGGGCATAGTTGTTCTCAATGGAGTGGGCGGCAAGCTGCTCGATCTTCCGCGCAGTTGGAGCATCAGTGTCACACACAGAGCTCAGCAGACAGAAACCAAGAGGCAATTTGACAAGAAGAAGGTCTATCAAAAGGACGAAAATGGAAAAATCAATAAGAACAACTTTGTCGAGCTCGAGAGCTTGAAGAAAGTCCGGCTTGACGGTGGCGACGACCAGGGCGCGATAAAGATGATCTACCATCAACCGTCCGACGCTGACAATGTCGAGACAACGGAAACAGACGTGACCCGATACTCATAATGACGATCGTCTACGTCACAACGGGCGCCTGGGGCGCCGGCACCGGCACGCCGAACAGCGCGGCCCAGGTCGATGGCAATTTCTACGACGTCGATCAGCGCATCGTCGATTTGAATGCTGCGCTCGCCGAAGGCAAGCGCATCGACTCGGTCACCTATACCGCCAACAGCATGACGTTCCACTTCACCGATGGAACGTCGCAGATCATTCCGCTCCCGGTCGCCGTCATCACCTATGTAGGGCAATGGACCAACGGCACGCCTTACACGCTCGGCCAGATGGTTTCGGTTCGCGGCCTCGGCATGTTTCAGGTGCTCATCAGCCACACGACGCCGCCATTGCCGGCGGCTTTCGATCCGAATGCGACGGATGGCACCGGGCATCCGCTCTATTCGTTCTGGATGCCGATCTATGACGTGAATTATGATGCCGCGATCTTCGTGCCCGGCACCATCCAGCGAGCAGTCGGCGAGGCGCTGTTTCAAGCCGTTGCCAATCGAACGATGCAATTGGTGAGCGGCAACGCGCATGCCTACGCCTATCTCGATGTCGGCATTGGCGCCGGCACCAACATAGTCATATCGATCCAGAAGAACCGGGCCGAAATCGGCACCATCACGTTCGCGGCTGGCGGCACGCTCGACGCCGGCGGCGGTCAAGTCGGGACGTTCAACATACCGGCCACTGTTGACCTTGCCGAAGGTGACAGTTATGCGCTGCGGGTTACTTCGTCGAACAATGCCGCGCCAGCCGGGTTGTCGGTGACGTTGCCGTTCCTGCGCACGGACATCTGACATGTCGGATGACGTATACTCGCCGGACGTGCTGACGCGCATCGTCAACGTGCATTGGGGCGGTCTGGCCGTTGAGTTTGGCGATAAGGCACAGGATGCGCCGAAGCCTCCTCCAACGGCACTGCGGTTAACGCGCAGACCGGGCAAACGTGCATGAGCCTTCTAACTTTACCGATTCCTGGTTTCGGCCAGGCGGTCATCTCGTTGTGGTTCCGGGTGCCGCAGGCATCGATGGTCGCTGCACATGAAGCCTACAGCCAAGAAGCATTTCAATCTGACCCTCTTAATGGAACCTTGACGCTTATGGTCATGGGCGAGCGAGGATCAGATGGCACCGCGCCCACTTACATCGGGTTGGACTGCGCAAATGATGCCAGCACGGCTACTTTAATCGTGAATTTTGCATCCAATCAGAAAGGGACTGTCAGCGGTGTTTCATTCGAAGCGGACACCGTGACGATTCTTTGCGCTGCGGGGCCGGTTATTTCTGCGGACGTGTGGCACCACGCGCTGATTTCCGTTGATTTCAGCAGCTCCATGGATTCCCACGGCTGGGGATGGGATGAGGATGTATCGGAAGATATCAACGATCACTTCGCCAGCGTGGCGCATCTTTACATGGCGCTTGACGACGTCAATATGGTCGGGACCGATCTGACCGGAGACACTATTTTTGGATACGACGATCAGAATGCGGTTGTCAGTTCAGATTGCTCGAGCGTCGCAAACTCAATCCAATCTGTCGCGCCGTTTGAACCTGGGGTGCCTCCGCATCCGGACGGCCCAATACCGTCTTATAGCGGCACTTTGACAGTTCCAGATGGGTCAATGGGGCTCCCAGGGAACACAGAGTTTGTTGATGATATCTACCGCGTCGAGCTGGCTGAATTCCAGATGTGGACTGGAGTGATGCTCAACACCGGCAGCGCAGCGAACCGGCGCGCTTTCATCGATGCGGACGGCAAACCGGTCGGGCCGGATGGAACGAAAGACGATCCAAGGGCGCCAGCGGAAATACTCTTGGGTAAGAAGCCGGACATTATGCTGCATGAAAGCGGCAACTGGATTAAAGGGCTCAATACCGGCTCCAGCGGCGTCGATGAGGATGGCAACCAAATCCCATTGGGACAATTCGAGCCGACAGGCAGTATTGAGGCGTACACGCCAGACCCGAGTCTTCACGGCGAGCAAGACGGCGAGCAAGGCTAAATGCTGGTCTGTAACGTTAGCCAACTGGCCCGGCGCGCGGCGATCCCGGCCGGGATCACCGAGACCGCTGCCGCACTGGACACGCCTGGGACCGGGAATGTTGTGTTCGCTACCCTGGTCGATGATCCGGCCTCGGTGGGCGAGCACGTCGATGCATTCCTCGGGCAGATCATCAGCGAGGCGGCGAGCGCTGCCGCCACAGTCAATGCGGGGCTCATCTACAGGGTCTCGATTTTTGAGGCGGCATCTGCGGCCGATACGTCTTCGTCGCCTCGTGCAATCGCGGCTGCGGTGGTTGAGGTCGCGAGCGCCGCAGCTTTGGTCGATGCTTCCACGGCGGCTGGCGCGGCTTTTTACGGTG